GGTATCATACTTTTAAAAAAAAAAAATTTATATATCAATATATATTAGATAGAAACAAAAATATATCAAATATATTACATATACTATCAATTCTATTATCATCATTATTAGGTATTTTTACAGCATATAAATTAAAATTATCAATTGATGATAATAAATATCAAATGATATCAGATATAATATTAATGATTTTTAATTTTATTAATGCATTTATTACAGTATTATCAAAAAAATATATTGATGAGAAAAGAAATGAAGAAATAAGAAAATATATTATTGCATTAGATAATTTTTTAGGGGAAATTGCAGCACAAGTATTAAAAACATTAAATTATAGAATTTTTGCAGATGAATTTTTTAAAATTAATAATGATAAATATACAAAATTAATTACAACAGCACCAAATATTTCATTAAAAGAAATGTATATAGCAAAAAAACAATATAAATTACATGCAAAAGATTAAAATTATAATATTGAAGATGTATGATAAATCCACCATATTCTTGTTAATAATTTAGCTAATAATTTAGCAACTCCTATTATTTTAATATGAAAACAATAATGTTGAATAATTTTAATTATATTTGAAAATTCAATTAATTCATTTCTTAATTCATTTTTTTCAATATCAGATATATTATTTAATAAACAATTATTTTGTATTGATAAAAATAATTTATTATCAATATTTTTTGGTATAATTATATCTATGTCATTTAATTCTTTTAATATTTGATTAAAAGGATTATATATTAAAATATCTGGTTCAATTAATATATTATTATTATTATTAGTAGATTTATTATAAAATCTACATAAAAAATGAGCAATCTGTATTTGATTTTGAATTTGTGTCGAATCTTTATAATCAAAACCACGACGTAAATAAGGAATTAAATATGAAGTAATTATACATAAATTATTATTTCTTAATTTCCAATTCATATGTAAATTATTAATAGTATCTGTTAATGTAAAAATCCATTTATTATTATAATTATCATTTACATTTAATAATAAATTATCCCAATTTTGATAATTATTATATTTAATTGCTAATTTTTTAGCATGAATTAAACTATATAAATTTGTATCAATAAAATTCATAATATCAGGTGGACTACTAATACATAATTTTTTAATTTTATCCCATGAATAATTTACAAAGATTATATTACCTTCTTTATCTAAACCACGTCGACCGGCTCTGCCAATCATTTGTTGATATAACATTGGATCTAAATCATAGTTAGGTGTATCTAATTCATTATTTAAAATTACAACACTTCTAAATGGCATACTAATACCAAATACTAATGATTTATCACTAAATACAATAGCTAATTGTTTATTATATGCTAATGTTTGAACTAAACGTAAATATGGATCAGGTAATCCTGATGTATAAATACCAACTCCTCTCCATAATAATTTTATTATATAATGATAAAAATCACCATTATTTGGGAAATATTTTTTTAATAATTCTACCCATTCATTAACTTGAACTTCAGAAAAATATTGTATATCATTAAATATAAAATCTTCATGAGGTTCTTGGTATGAATTAATATTTATATATTCATTTTCATTATTTAACATATTTTTAAATAATTTATTATCTTTAATATCAATTTCATCAGATTCTGATTTTTTATTTATTTTATTTACTTTTTTTTCAAATTTTAATCTATCTTGAATTAATTTTGGATATTTATTATTTTCTAAATTATCTATATCAATACTAAATTGTTTAGCAATTTTTAAACAAGATAATGTATTTTCTTGAAAAATAATAACAGGTATTTTTTTTGTTTCTTTTAATTTAAAAACTAAATTAATTAAATTATTAGAATTATTAGAATTAAATAAATTAATATTTTTATAATTATTTAATAATTCAATTATATATTCTGGTTCTGATTTATATTTAATAATAATATATTCTAATAATTTATTAAAATATTCATTAACATTATTTAATTCAATACGATTTGTTTTATTAAAAAATATATAAGGATTTAATTCATCTAATTCATATTTTTCTGTTAATTTAGTTGCTAAATCCCATACATCCGGAGGGGTTGGTTGTAATGATATATTTAATATACTACTATCATTAATATATTCTTTTTCAATTAATGATAATGGATGTATAGGAATTAAATTATTTAAATCTGAATTATAATAATATTTTTGTAAATTAAAAAAACGTTTATTACAAATAATTTGTTTAATTTGTAAATCAGGTGAAATATTTTTAAACCATTCTACTAATTTATCAGTATCATTAATTGATGCAGATAAAGCTAATATTGGAATATTATTTAATATTTTTGCTATTTTTTGCATACCATAACCTTCTTTTTTACATATCATATGTATTTCATCAAAAATTATCCATTTAAATTTATTTTTAATAAATGGTAAATAATCAAGAATACAATCAGGTGTACCAACAATAGCTTGTGAATTATTTAATAATTCAATCATTTCATCGCGTTTTGGATGACTTTGAAATGTTTCAGTAATTATAGGAATATTTGTATTTAAAATACTTCCAATATATGATGACATTTGCCATGCTAATGCATCAGTTGGTACAATATATAATGAAAATCCTTTTGTTGCAACATATCCAGATAATACAGATTTACCAGCTGATGTTGGTGCGTTAATAATAGTAGAAATATTATTATCAATATTATTAATAACATTAATTTGCCATTCATCAAATTTATTAAAACCTTTAGTATTTAATGGAGGTAAATTATAATAATATTTTGTCATTTGTAATTTTATTAAATCTAATTTAGATATTATTTCATTCATTTTGTTTAATTCATTTTTATATTCAGTAATAATAGATTCATATATTATATAATTATTATCTATTAATTTAAAATAAATATTACCAATTAAATCTTTATTATCATTAGATAAATTATTTAATTGATATGTTAATGTTTCTAAAATTAATCTAATTTTACCTTCATTTGTTATTGGTTTAGCAGATAAACCAAATAATTTAATATTTTTTATATCATTATTTATTGCTTCATCTTTTTTTTTTATATAATTTTTTAAAATTATTTTTTCATTATTTTTTAATATAATATTTTTATTTTTTTTTTCTAAAATAATTTCTTCTTTTGATATTTGTTTTTCAATATATTTATTTATATTTTTAACATCAAATATATTATCTGGTTTTATAGATAATTTAATTTTAGCTTCTTCATTAGGATTATAAATTTTTTGAAAAAAATTATATTCCCAATTACCTTTATTATTTTTAATAATATTTGTTTTTTTTAATTTATTCATAAATAATATATATTATTATATATCTATTTAAATATATTTTTTTTTTATTAGTTCACATAAAGTTAAATTTAAATGTCCTTTATATTTTATTAAAATATTTAATAATATTGATTTATCAATTTTTAATTTAAAATTATCAAAATATTTTAATAAATTATTATAATATAATAATTCAGTATCTGATAAATCAGATATTGAATTATTATTTACAAATTGTAAATTAGAATTTGTAAATAATAATAATTTATTAAATAATTCTGGTTTTTTTATATAAATTTCTAATAAATTTATAAAATCAGAATCTTTAAATAATTCAATTGATTTTTTATTTATATTTTTTATATTAAGATAAATATTATATTCATTATCTTTTTCATTTGTATCAATATATTCTTCACTTTCTTCTTCAATTCCATTATCATTATCATTATCTTCATTATCATTATCATTATCATTATCATTATCATTATCATTATCTTCATTATCATTATCATTATCTTCATTATCATTATCATTATCATCATCATTATCATATTCGTCTTCATTATCATTATCATCATCATTATCATTATCATTATCATCTTCGACTTCATTATCATTATCTTCATTATCATTATCATCATCATTATCATTATCATTATCATCTTCGACTTCATTATCTTCATTATCATTTTCATTATCATTATCATTATCATTATCATTATCATTATCATTATCATTATCATTATCATTATCATTATCATTATCTTTTTCGTCTTTATTATCATTACCTTCATTATATTCATTATCTTCATTATCGTCTTTATCATTATTATATTCATTATCTTCATTATATTTTGCACCATCAATATCATCATCATGATATTTTTCTCCATCCCCGCAATTTAGATTTTTTTTACATTTAAATTTAACTTCATTATGTGTGTTATAGTCTATATTAGTTTTATAATGAATATTTTTTATTTTAATTAAATTTATAATTGATTGATTAATTAAATTATTTTCATTATATATTTTAAAAAAATTTAATAATTTATTTTTTATTATTAAATTTTCAATAAATAAATAACACCAATTTTTATTATTATTAATAAAAAATTCATTATTTATATTTTCATTATATTTTTTATTATTAATAATAAAAACAATATTATTAATTTCATATAGTGAAAAATTATTTTGTATAAATATTTGTTTTATAATATCATAATTAATAATACAATTATTACAATTAATTATAATATTATTTAAATTATTATCTATTATACCAATTATTTTTAATATTAGCATTATATATTTATAATTAAAATAATATATAATAATTTTAATTATCAATTTTTTTATTAATAAACTATTTCTACAAAGTAGAAAGTTTATATAAGGAAATTGAATTTACCAATTTTTTTATTAATAAACTATTTCTACAAAGTATAAAGTTTATATAAGGAAATTGAATTTACCAATTTTTTTATTAATAAACTATTTCTACAAAGTATAAAGTTTATATAAGGAAATTGAATTTACCAATTTTTTTATTAATAAACTATTTCTACAAAGTAGAAAGTTTATATAAGGAAATTGAATTTACCAATTTTTTTATTAATAAACTATTTCTACAAAGTAGAAAGTTTATATATATAAATAATTTATTTATTTTTCTTTAAACTAAAAATAACTTATTTATTAAATATATAAAAAGATTAATTTAAATTATTATTTATATTAATGAGAGGATTTCTAAATTTAGGAAATACATGTTATTTAAATGCAGGTCTTCAAATGATAATTCAAAATAAAGATCTTTGTAGTTTAATATTACAAAATTCAAACCATTCTGATATATTAAAAAAAATAGAATTATTTATTTTAAATTATTATAATTCTAATGATAATAATCCTATTTCACCACAAGTAATAAAAGAATTAGTAGAATTTAAACAACAATTATTTTATGGATATTCACAACAGGATTCAACTGAATTTATAATATATTTTTTAAATATAATTGATGATGAATTATTAAAAATAAATAATAAATTAAGTATTAATATAATATTTGGAATTCAATTTAATATTAGTATTAAATGTAAATTATTAAATTGTTTAACAGTTTATAATAATAAAGAATTTAATAATTTTTTAATTTTAAATATTGATAATGATGATAAAACATTAAATGATATTTATTTAAAATTTAAATCTAGTGATAAATTAGATGGTGATAATAAATTTTATTGTGAAAAATGTAAAGATAAAAGAATTGCTTCAAAACGAACAAATATTGAATGTTTTTCAAACCATCTTATAATTTGGATTAAAAGATTTAATATTAATAATAATTGTATATCAAAAAATTGTCAATTATTAGATTTTCCATTTATATGGAAAAATAAAATATTAAAAGGATTTATTATACATTATGGAAATATAAATGGAGGTCATTATATTTATATTAGTAATATTAATAATAAATGGTTTATATTTGATGATTCTAATATTATATTAACTAGTGATGAACAAATTAAACAATTATTACCTAATGCTTATGTTTTATATTATTCAAATATATAATTATATATTAAAATAATTTTTTATTAATAATATAATTATCTATATTATTAATATTTTTAACTGTTTCACCTGAATTTTTTAATTCATTTATATCATATATATTATCAATATTATCATTTATATTATTATCAATATTATCATTTATATTATTATTTTTTTTAATATTATATTGACTTGGTGATGATTTATTATATTGACTTGGTGATGATTTATTATTTGGATATATATTAATTATAATTGAATTAATAATTTTACTAATATATGATAGTATATCTTGAAAACTATTAATAATAAAATTATTATTATTATTATTATTATTATTATTATTATTATTATTATTATTATTATTATTATTATTATTATTATTATTAATATTATCGATTAAATCAAAAAAATTATTAATTATATTTTTAATTAATAATGTTAATTTTGGATTAAAATAATTTATTACAAATAAAATAATAATAATATAAATTAAATTTATTAAAATATTCCATGATAAATTCCAAAATTTAGAATAAAAAATAAAAAGTATAAAAAATATTAATAATGTATTTTTATTAATTATATTATTTATGTCCATTATTTAAACATATAAAATATATTTTATCTAAAAATATATATATATAATGACATTTTATAATAAATATTTAAAATATAAAAATAAATATTTAGAAGCTAAAAATGAATATGATAATTTAACAAATAATTGTAAAACATGTAATAATAAATCATGTAATTGTTTACAACAATATGGAGGAAATAACAATACTTTATATTTATTTAAAGCAGATTGGTGCGGGCATTGTCAAAATTTTATGCCTATATGGAAAGATTTGCAAAAAGCGGTTGGTAATAAAATAAATTTTAATACTTTTGATGCAGATAAAAATGAAAAGGAAATGAAAGAGTTTAACATTCAAGGATTTCCAACATTATTATTAATAAAAAATAATGTTAAAATAGAATATGAAGGTTCTCGTGATATGAAAAGTATAACTGATTTTATTAATAGTTATGTTAATTAGAATATAATTCAATAAATAAATTATTATTATTAATCTCAATATTATCATTATTCATAGTAGATACATAATTAATAATATTATCTATATTATTAATTTTTTCTTCTAAATTTTTATAAATACATTTTACATCTTCTATATTATTTGAAATTTTAGATAAATTAGATAATATATAAGATGAATTTTTTAATTCTTTTTTTTTTTGTTTTTCAAATTCTTTTACTAAAATATCTTTTGATTTTATAGATATTTTTTTATTTTTTTTATTAAATAATTTAATATCATATTGTGATGATAAATTTATTAAATTTTTTAAATTATTATCCATTTAAATTTATATAAGAATTTATATTTTAATAATTAATTAAAAAAAAAATTAAACTAATTTAAAATTCCTAAATCTTTTAATTCAATTAAAATATTATTAAATTTTTTATTTTCATTATTATTATTATTATTAATTAATGATTTTTCTTTTAATTCATTAAAATTATCATTATAATTATTTTGATTATAATTATTTATAACTTTTGTTTGTTGATTATTTAATATTGATTTTTCATTATTTTTAAATAATTGTTCTTGTTGCTTTCTTTCTAATTCTTTATCAGATATTAATTTATTAATATCATAAATATTAATTTCATTATTAATTTTTAAATCATCCGGTGTTTTAATTATATTTGGTATAATACCTGTTATTGGATTATATATAACATTTGATAAATTATAATTATTATTTATTCTTTCAGTTTCTTTTTGAGAAAATTTATTATTTATATCTGGATTATACTTATCATTTTTATTTTTAAAAAAAATATTATTTTCCATATATTATTATATAATATTAATATTTTAAATATTAATATTATAAATTTCTAAAGATAAAATTTATTATATATTATAAATGAATTATGATTTATATAAGATATTAGAAATAAATCATAGTAATTATGATATAATTACTAAAGAAGATATTAAAAAAGCATATTATAAATTATCAAAAAAATATCATCCAGATAAAAATAATAATCATGATGCACCTGAAAAATTTAATAAAATTCATTCAGCATATGAAATTTTAATAAATGATAAATTAAGAAATGAATATATTAAAATGAATGAATTAGAAAAAAGTAATTTTATAATTTTATTAGAAAAAATATTAGGTCAAGAAATAAATATTAATGAATTAAATAAATATGGTATAGAATTAAATAAAAATGATATTAATTATTTAGAAAATAATTTTTTAAATTTTTTTAAAAGAATCAATATTATTGAATTATTAGATTTATTTAAAGGTATTATATATAAAAAAGATTATAATAATAATTATTCAGAATCTGATGTTGAAATATATGATGAATTATGTGGTGAATATTATGAACAATTACCAATTTATATTAATAATTTTAAGCAAAATAATTTAGATATTAAGATAGATTTAAATATAAATATTAATGATATTATTAATAATAATAAAAAAAAAATAAAAATAAAAAGAAAAGTTAATGATGAAATAGTAACAAATACTTTTATATTTTTATTAAATAAACCATATATTATTTTTTATGGTTTAGGTGATGTATTAAATAATAATTCTGGTAATTTAATAATAAAATTAAAATTATGTATTCATTGTATATTTAATAATAATATAGAAAATAATGATATAAATTGTTCATTTAATATACAAGAAAATAATAATTGTTCTCTAGATTGTATATATACATATAATAATATTATATGGAATGAAAAATTAATAATAATAGAAAAAAATATTTCATTATATCAATTTATAAATGGATTAAATATTGAAATTGAATTAAATAATTTTAAATTATTAATAAATAATTGGATCCCATCTAAAAATGGATTATTAATTGATATAAATAATATATTATTAAATAATCAAAATGATTGTAATATAATAATAAAAATATTATTTAATATTAATTTTAATTATTCTAAAGAAAATATTGATATATTAAAAAAAAATTTTTCTTAATTAAATTATAATGTTAGAATTTAATAATTTTACAATTAATAATTTTGAATATTTTAAAAAAAATAAATTTAATATAAATGATAATAATATTTTAATTAAATTATTAAAAAATGAAAGAATTAATATTCAGAATTATATTAATAATTCTGAATTTAATTATAAAATTTATAATCATAAAAATATAAAATTAAATAAATTAAAACAATATTGTAATAATAAATTTACTGATTTTAAAATAATTGATTTATTAAATAATTTAAATGATGATTATTTATTTATTTCTATTAAATGGAATGATAATTTTATTAAAATTATTATTAATAAAAAATATAATAATATACTCAATAATTTTTTATCTAGATTAAATATTTTTATTAAATTTATTGAATATTTTAAATATAAAACACAAAAAAATAAAATTATTAATATATATTTTATTTTATCTGAATTTGAAAAAAAATTACCAGATAATAATGAAATTTTAAATGCTAGTCATGTAAATTCAGGATTTTCTGATATAACTTATAATTATATATTAATATGGAGACTTGAAGAATTTGAAAAAGTAACATTACATGAATTAATTCATTTATTTGATATGGATTGTCGTGATCAATCCATTACTGATAAATTTAATATAATAGGTGAACATCGTTATTATGAAGCTATTACAGACTTTTGGGCAATATTTTATTATATTATATATATATCTATTTTAACTAAAATTAAAATTAAATTACTATTAGAAATTGAAGTTGCTTTTATTAAAAATCAAGCCATGGTACTTAATGATTTTTTTAATTTTAATTCATGGACACAAAATACTATTAATAAAACTATTATTAAACAAAATAGTGCTGGTTTATCATATTATATTATAAAATATTTAATTTTTATGTATATTATAAATTATAATATAAATATAAATTATTTTTTAGATAATTATGATAATTTTTTAAATATTATTTTAGAAATAGGATTTAATAAAGAAAAGTTTATATTTATAAATTCAAATTCACTTAGAATGTCATTAATTCAATTAAATTAATTTAATAATTTATTAATTTCCTAGAGTTACTTGATGCTCTGCTGATTTATAAAATGTAGCTAAAAATGTTTGAAAACTAGTTAATTTAATATCAACTTCATTATAATCATCATAATTTAATTTTAATATATTACATACTTCTTCACTTAATTGTGTATTTTGTCCCTTTTTTAATCCTAATTCATTAAATTTAGCATTTAATAATCTTGAAACTGTAGGTCTAGGTAATAATACATCATCAGTTAAATTTAAAAATTTTCTTAATATTTCAGGTACTGGATTTGGTTTAATAAATCCATTATTTGAACTTTTTCTTTTTGGTTTTGTTTTTAATGCAGTTGCAACATCATCTGTATACATTTTTTGTATATTTTTAAATCTGGATATAAATTGTTTTAATATTTGATTTTTCTTTTTAATCTTTAATTTATATTCTTTATCAATTAAATCAATCTCATCATCTAAAGTTTTTATTGTTACTAATAATTCATTTAGTTGAATTAAATTATCATTAAATGATTCTTTAATTTTCTTTTTTAATTTATTATCAGTTGTTTTATTTTCATTATCACCTTCATCATCTCCATTTATTGCGTCTTCTTCTTCTTCTTCATCTTCTCCTTCATCTTCTTCTTCTTCTTCTTCTTCTTCATCTTCATCTTCATCAACTTTATCTTCTTCTTCATCATCTTCATCAACATTATTTTTATCATCTTTTACTTTTTTTTTGTCATCATCACAAACACTTTGTTTTTTTTTCTTATCGTTTTTATTTAATTTATTATCATTATCATTATCATTATCATCATTATCATTATCATTATCAATATCATCATTATCATTAGAAATTTTAATTTTTTTTTTATTTTTATTAAGAAAAATAGTAGAATTCATTTAATAATAATATATTTAAATATATGTTTAATATGTTTTATACTCAATTTTTTTTAAACATATTTTTTTTAAAATGAAAATTTAACAATAATTTGTTTATTTTCTTTAAATAAATTATATTTATTTGATTCATTATTAAATAATTGATTATTATTATTAATATTTGGTATTATATTATTAATATATATATTTTTATTAATAATATTATTAGTTTTTTTTAATATAATATTTTTATCTTGTAAATTAGATATATTTTTAATTTTTTTTTTATCATTCTTATTTTTTTTATTCATATCATTTTCTATAGTTATATGATTATGTTTAACATAATCATATATTTTTTTTGATATAAACCATTTAAAAAAATTTAACTGACCTATAGTAGTAATTATACATGTATCTCCAATAAAATAAGGAATTCTATCACCTCTACTAAATGGGTCAAAATGTTTCTTTTGAAATGCTTTTAATTGTTGTTTATATGATGTATAAACATTAAATTGTATTTCAATATTATTTTCTATTAATTTATAATTAATTTTATTATATTTTGAATATTTTGTAACAAAATAATCAATTAATCTAATTGATATTTTAGAATTAGAATTTAATATAGGTGTAAATAAATTTATAATAATTAAATTATCATAAAAATTACCAAATGATTTAATTATCATATGTTCTTGTGATGTTATATGTATACTTTTAAATATATCTTCGTTTAAATTATATGTCATTTTATCTTAAAATATAATTTATATTATTTATCAATATAAAATTTTCTTTAAATAAAAATATTTTTATAGTAATATATCTAATTACATATTTATTAAATATTAGTATCACTAGCAGAACTTGAACTAAAATTATTTAGATTTAATTGTGTATTATTTAAATTATTATTTTTTTCAGAATCTAAATCAAATTCATTATTAGATGAAGTAATATTACTATCTACTTCAATATTATTATTTTGTTCAATATTATTATTTTGTTCAATAATATTATATATTTTATTTGGTATATTAAAATCTGATGATTCTAATTTATTAATTAATTCATTAATTTCTAATTGACTTGTACAATTAGAATTTATATTTTCTATTTTATTATTTTTTAAAAAAATATTATTAATTTCTGTTTCTGGAATATTATAATCTTCTTCATCTTCTGAATCTTGAATTAAATTATAATTATAATCTTTTATAGAAAAAGAAATAAGAATAGGTCTTAAATATATCCCAAAATCATTATTAGAATTTATCCACACAGCATAACATTCTAATAACATTTTACACCATGTATTTATTTTAATATCACTTATATTAATTTTTTTAGAATTATTAATTTGTAATAAAGTTTCAAAATCATTATTTTTTAAAATTTTTAATTTTAATGTTCCATTTGTAAAATTATCTGATTCGCGAATAATTTTTTGAAAATTAATTAATGATTTTTCTTCATTAAAATTAAACCATTCATTACTATAAAACGTTGCATCAAGTTTAATTTTATTTTCTAATTTTTTTAGAAAATCTGTAAAATAATCAACTTTATTATTTTCTTTACCATGTAAAGCAACTTCTATTTCTGAATAATTATCATAAATAGATGGTTCATATAAATTTAATATTGTTGGTGTTTGAAAAACTAATTTTTTTAGTTTATTTTGATCATTATATTTTAATAATATAATTTTTTTATTATTATATAGTTTATATTTTGGATAAACTAAGTTATCTAAATTAATATCACTTATTTTATAAGGTTCTTGAAAATTCATATATTAATTATATAAAATAATTCTTTTAATATATTTATAAATTAATTTATATAATTAATTAATTATTTAATTAATTATCTTCATCATCTGATTCAACGGTTTTAACAATTTTGATATTCTTTTTTTTAACAACATTTTTAATATTTTCTGAATCTACTTTTTTAACAGATTTTTTAATAGATTTTTTTACTAATTTTTCATCATCATCATCATCTGATTCTACTTTTTTGATAGATTTTTTTACTGGTTTTTTTACTGGTTTAATATCATCATCATCGTCATCATCATCATCATCTGATTCTACTTTTTTGATAGATTTTTTTACTTGTTTTTTTACTGGTTTAATATCATCGTCATCACTTTCATCAATATCTGAATCTACTTTAATAGATTTTTTTGCTGATTTAATATCATCATCATCACTATTATCATTGTCTGATTCTATTTTTTTAATTGTTTTTTTTGCTGGTTTAATATCAGAATCATCATCAACATCACTATCATCATTATCTGATTCTACTTTTTTAATTGCTTTTTTTGCTGGTTTAATATCATCATCTTCATCATCATTATCTGAATCTACTTTAATAGATTTTTTTGCTGGTTTAATATCATCATTATCATTATCATCATTATCATTATCATTGTCTGATTCTGCTTTAATAGTTTTTTTTACTGGTTTAATATCAGCATCGTCAACATCATCACTATTATCATTGTCTGATTCTACTTTTTTAATAGATTTTTTTACTGCTTTAATATTATCATCATCTAAAATTTTTTTACTAGTTTTTTTAATATTTTGTTTTACTAATTTATTTTTTGTTAATACAATATTATCATCATCATCTTCATTATCAGAATCAATAAATGTATCTAATTTTTTATATAATTGATCAGATTCTTTATCATATGCATTTGATTCAACTTCAATTTTAGTAGCTTTAATAGTAATTCCATAATATGGATCTTTTTTATTATGTGCATTTGCCCATAATTTAACAATTCTAAATATAATTCTAATTTTAGAATTATATTTAATATGATATGCTAAATCATCAATATTTTTAATTCCTGGAACTTCTGTTCTAATTTTTTTATCTACTTTAAAAACTATAGTAGTAATGAGTTTAGTTTCATGATCAGTTTCAAATTTAAATTTCATTAAAGGATGTTTAGCACTTTTTTTAGTAGGATCTTGTTTAATACCTTCAATAATTTCAATATCTTTAATTAATGGCACATATTTATATGCTTCGGGTCTTATTTCAAAATTGTTCTTTTTAAATTCTTCACTACCATAATAAGCATCGATTTGTCTAAAAATATCAGTAAATAATTTTTGATCTACATTTTCTTGATCTAATGGTACTTTTAAAAATTCTCTTGATTTTTCAGTAGGAAAATATTCTTTACTTTGTTCAGTTAATTTAGGAATTCCTGACCCAACATCATTTAATTTAAAATACGGTCCTTGAATATATCGTAATTGTCCATTTAAATAATTTGGATAGGCAAGTTTAATACCTTTATTTGTTTTATTATCTTGAAATGGAGTAAATGCTAGATTTTGTGGGTCAAAATCTGAATATTTAATTGTAATATTATTATTTGACATTTATTTAATTATATATTAATAATTAATTTCAATATGATTTATAATCAATTTTTTTTTATATCATTTTTATTATCTTTATATAATAAAAATTAATATATATATATATTATAATTAATTTAATATAAATTGTTTAAAGATTATATGTAATATATAATAAATAAATATGAATACTTATAAAGATATTAATTATAATAAATTTAATATATTAAATAATTGTATATCTGAATCTGATAATTGTATATCAGATAAAGTTGAAAAATTTGATAAAGTTGAAAAAGTTGAAAAATTTGATAAAGTTGATAAAGTTGATAAAGTTGAAAAATTTGATAAAGTTGATAAAGTTGATAAAGTTGATAAAGTTGATAAAGTTGATAAAGTTGATAAAGTTGAAAAATTTGATAAAGTTGAAAAATTTGATAAAGTTGAAAAATTTGATAAAGTTGAAAAATTTGATAAAGTTGAAAAATTTGATAAAGTTGAAAAAGTTGAAAAAATTGATAAAGTTGAAAAAATTGATAAAGTTGAAAAAATTGATAGTTTTGATAGTTTTGATAGTTTAAATTTAAATAGTGATTTAATTAAAGGTATATATTTATATGGATTTAACCAACCATCAAAAATTCAAATTAAAGGTATTACATCAATAAATACAGGTAAAGACTGTATTTTACAATCTCAATCTGGAACGGGAAAAACAGCAACTTATTTATTAGGTGTAATGAATAGATTAGAATTTAATACTAATTGTCAAGGAATAATAATAACTCCAACACGTGAACTAACAAATCAAGTTTATGATGTAGCAATTAATTTAGGAAAATATTTAAAATTAAAAATAGTAAAATGTACAGGGGGGACAGATTTAAATCAAACTAAAATTGATATAAAAAATTGTAATTTAGTAATTGGTACATTAGGTAGAATTTATCATATGATTATAGAAAATAGATTAAATATATTTAATCTTAAATTTATTGTATTAGATGAAGCAGATGAATTATTAGATGATGGTATAAGTGATAAATTATATTATATATTAGAAAAAGCTCCATGTGGTGTACAGATAGTATTAATATCTGCAACAATATCAAATAATATTTTTAATGTTATTAAAAAATATATACATGATCCTATTAAAATATTATTAAAAAATAATGAAATAACAGTTGATTTAATAACTCAATTTTATTTAGATGTTGAAATTGAAGAATATAAATTTGATACATTATTAGATTTATATAATTTAATTTCAACATCACAAACTATTATTTTTTGTAATACAATTAGAAAAGTAGAATGGTTAGAAGAAAATTTAAAATTAAATAATTTTCCTATTACTGTTATTCACTCAAGTATGACACAAAAAGAACGTGATAATATTGTAAAAGAATTTAGAGATGGAAAAACTAGATTATTATTAACTACTGATTTATTATCAAGAGGTATTGATATACCACAAGTTAATATGGTAATTAATTATGATTTACCACCTAATAAAGAAACTTATATTCATAGAATTGGTAGATGTGGTAGATTTGATAAAAAAGGTGTTGCTATATCAATGATTAAAATGACTGATCCTGTTGATGTGAAAACATTTAATAAAATGAAACATTTTTATAAAATAGATATATCTGAGATGCCAGAGAATATTAATGATTATTTATAAAATTACATTTATTATGTAATAATAAATCTTTTGATTTATTAAAAAATAAATTATCATTAAATGATTCTAATAAATTATAATCATAAATTTGTCCAATTTCTAATGTAAATGAAAAATCAATATCATTCATATCAATAGTATATCCTAAAGGTGAAATTAATTCAATATCTAATTTTGATATATTAATAGGTTGTTTAAATTTATACATTTTTGTTAAAAAATTTGAACCATTATCAACAATATATTGCGCATCAAACATTATTATTTTAGCAAAAAGTCGTTTATCTCTAAAATCATTATAAATTATACCATAATCATTTATTCTTAAAAATAAATATTCATCTTTTGTAACATCTAAAAAAGTATTACTTGTCCAATAATATAATAATAATCCATTATTATCTATTGTACTTTGATTTTCTGCTAAATAATTATCATCTGTATATCTAAATCCTAAATAATAACCAAGATTATGTAATAATTTATTATTATTATTAAATTGTAATGAAAAAGGATTAGAATTATAAATAGTAATTTTATAATTAATATTATCCCATGAAATAGAAAAATTAGTTGCATTTATTGAATTTATTGTATTAAATAATGATTGTAGTTTATTAATCATAACATCAGATGAATAATTACCATCAGGTATAATTATATCAAATATATTATCATCAATTATAATTTTAAAAAATGTATTTAAATATTGTTTATTAAAACTATAATACATATTAGGTAACTCAATACTAGATAATCTAATATAAGTTATATTTTTTAAAGGTTCATTAAAACTATAAGTATAATTACCAGGATTTGGAAATATATTTTTATTTCTAAAACGTGAATCTATATTAATTAATATATTTTCCATAATATATTAATTATTATATTATTAATTTTATTAAACGATTTTATTTTATTTAAGTATGAAATCTAATTAAAATAGGCACGTCATAATTACCGTCAGTTAATCTTGATCCACCAACATCTGGTCCTAATTTTAATAATGTTTTATCAGCTTCCGTTAATGAAGTATCAAAAATCATATGACCATTTAATTGTAAAGGAAAGTCAATAGTTATATCAGCAAAATTAAAATGTACATTACCTCCAACATCATTACCACTAGTACCTGCGCCACTAGTACTTGAAGTATTATATCTACCTAATTTAACATATTGATTAAATATATCTTTTCTAAAAGAAGTTGTAGCAACAGATGAACATAAATGATCCCATAACTCATTATCATGAGTATAGAAAGAGGTATCATTTTTAATAGCTGCATGTGCTTGTGCATGCCCAAATAATTTATGCGCAATAACTTCTAATAATCTATCACCTATTTTTTCTCTTGCAACAGCATTAAAAGTACCAAAATTAGTAGATGATAAACCCTGTATTACAGTAGTAGTATTAGCATTATTAAATAATGTTCCCCAATTAGCAAATGTTGAATGATCAGGTAATGTTAAATTAACATTATAATCTTCAACATTTAATGTGTTTTGTGTAAATGTAGCATTAGAAAATAAACTTGTAATTCCATTTGTACTTCCAGCAGCTACTAATTCACTTACATTTATACGAAATGTATAATCAAATTCTCTTTCCATTAAATGTTGTCCATATACATCAACATTTTGACTTATAGTCAAAAGATTATTAATATAAATAGCATCAGATGGAGCATATTGTGTGTATATTGTGGTGGCCATATGTTATATATATATTTATATATATTATTTTTATATACTAGGTTAAAAAATTAGATAAGGTAATAAAATAAATATTATTTAATTTTAAAAATAATTAAATAATATTTTAAAAATAATATTGTAATCTATTACCATTATTTTTTAATACATCACTTGCAATTTTTAAATTATTTTCTAAAAATAAACCATTTGAATCTTGGATATTAAACATTATTAAATATTGTACATATTCTAAATTTAATATTGTATCTTGAACTAATACTTTTTTATTAAGTATATAATTTGATGTATCATGTGTATTAACTGCATATGATATAGCATCTTCTAAATTAGAAATTTGAAGATACAAATCATTAGTTATATTAATATAATTATTAATAATATTAATTAATTGAGTCATTAATAATAATTCAGTTACAAAACTATAATTAGGTATTTGTTTTTTTAAAATATTTAAATTTTTAATTTCTTTAAGAAATAAATCATTTATTTTTTTTGTATTATTATCAGTATTAGTATTTTCATTATTAGTTAATAATATAATAAATTTTTGAATTTGTTTATTAAAAATATTATTTGATGCTGTGTTAGGTTTACTATTATTAGTTTGAGCGGTATAATAATTTTTTGTATTTTTCATTTTATAATATAAATATTATATATTATAATATAATGGATTATACACTTACAATTATAATAAATAATAAATTAAATAATGAATTAATAAATAAAATTTTATATTTTTTTTATAAATATAAAATAAATTTAATTCATATAAATGAAATAAATAAATTAAATATAAATAATTTTTATATTTTTTATAATATACAAAATAATAAATGTAATAATTATTATCCTATATTAAATTTTTATAATAAATTAAATAATTTAATTTTAAATGTTAATATTAATTTTTGTTATTTATCAAAATGTAAAAATATATATTTTGTAAGAAAAAAAAATATATTATTTGAAAATAATATAATAAATATTAAAAAGGAAGATATTAATAATATATTATTTGAATTTAATAATATAAATGAATTAGATCATATTATACCTCCTAATGAACTTGTAAAAAATGATATTAATACTGTATTAGAATATTTAAAATTATTAAAATTAAAAGATATTAATTATGATAATTTTATTAATAATAATATTTCATATAAATCATATATTATGTATTTAAAAAATAATAATAATAAATATATTGGATATTATAATATTATATTATTTATAGAAAATATAAATCAAATATATGAAATTATATTACCAAAATATAATAATTATAGAATTACAATATTTCATAATATTAAAATTAAAGAAGATTTTGATCTATTAAATGCATTTTGTAATAAAAATAAAATTTTATTTAATTTATATTTAAAAAAAAATTGGATATGGTTTTTTAATATAAATAATAAAAGATTATTATGGTTTGAAAAAGTCATATTAACAACAACATTTAATTTAAATTTTTTTGATTTATTAAATAAATATCATAAAATTAAAAATAATTTATTATTTAATAAATATATTTCAATAGATGCATCTGATTTTGTATCAATACCATTATTTAATAATAATAATAATAATAAATATTTATCACCATTGAAAATTTTTAATATAATAAAAAATTATATTTATAATCATAATTATAAAAATTGTTATACTAATATTAAATTAAAATTAATTAAAGTTAATATTATTAAAAATAATAATAATTTTATTCAAAATCAATTATTATTAGTGAGAAACTATCCAAAAATTATTACATATATTAATATTGAAATTAATAAAAATTATAATTCTAAACAAGTATTAAAATTATTAACAAAAAAAGTAAGTATTAGTATATTATGTTGTAATGAAAAAGAATTATTAAATGATATAAATAAAATTATTTATGTCATAAATGATCATGATTTTTTATGTAATTTAGTATTATTATTTAATAATATTCAAAATAAAGAAATTATGAATAAATTATATATTAAAATATTAAAATTAGGAATTGAAAATAAATTTTCACAAATAACATTAATATGTTTTCAAAAAATATTAATATCAATTTCATTATTAGATGAAGAATCAATATTAGTTTTATTTGATTTTATAATAAAAATTAAAGAATTAAATTTAATTGAAAAATCAAATTTAAAAAAAATAATAATATCATTATTTTATAGTATTAGTAAATTTATTGAAAAAGAAATTATATTAAATAAATTTAATTTAATAATTAATGATATATTTGATTTAAATGATATATTAACTATTGATAAATTATTAAATATTAAAAATAGTGAATATTTATTATTAAATTCAAATAATGATTTTAATAATATAGATTTATCAAAATCTAATGAAAATATTGGTATATTACATTTTTTAATTTTTTTAACTACTAATTTTTCTGCTTATTATAATACTTTTAATGAATTTATTAATAAAAGAAATGAAATTAAAAAAAATATTGAATATTTATTAACAAAAGATATACCTATATGTTCATTAGATAAAGTTTTATGTTTACCAGTTTGTAATTTTTTTTTATCATATCAAGGATTATCTTCAGTTAATATTTTTAAATTAAAATCACAATTAATTAGAAAAATATGTCCTGAATTAAATTATAATTGTTCTAAAGTTATTAATAATAATAAAATTAATATATGTTTTCATTCTAATTTTTTAAATAGATGTCATAGTGTATTTAAAGATAGACATCAAATTATAAAACATATGTCATATGATAATAAATTTAATGTATATTTTTCAACTTTTGATAAATTATTAGAAGAAGTAAAATATTCATTTGGAGATGCTAAACATATAATTTTACCATTAAAATTATGTGATATTAAAAATAAATTAGAAGAATTAAAATTAGATGTATTAGTGTATTGTGAAATAGGAATGGATCCAAGAACTTATTTTATGGCATTTATGAGATTAGCTAAAATACAAATTAATACTTGGGGACACTCTGATACAAGTGGAATTGATACAATAGATTATTTTATTAGTTCTAAATTATACGAATTAGATTATAATGAATCTCAATTACATTATTCAGAACAATTAATTTTACAAAATTCATTATGTACATATTATATAAATCCATTAAGTAAATATAATATTAATACATTTAAAAATAGATATGATTATGGATTTTCAGATGAAATTATTATTTATTTTTGTGCACAAAGTTTATTTAAATTTAATCCTTTATTTGATGAATATATTATTAGTATATTACAATCAGTAGATAATTGTATTATATTATTATTAGAAAATGATAATAAACAAAAATTAATTAAAAGATTTAATAATAAAAAAATTACAAATAAAATTCATTTTATTTCTGGTATGAATCATAATAATTATATTAATTTAATGAATATTGCTGATGTTATATTAGACCCTTATCCATTTGGAGGATGTAATTCATCTTTAGAAGGTTTTTCATTAGGTAAAGTTATTGTTACACAATCTAGTGAAATGATAAATGGTAGATTTACAACTGGTTTTTATAAAAAAATGAATTTAGATGAATTAATATGTAAAAATAAAAATGAATATATAAATTTATCAATAAAATTGGGTATTAATAAAAAATATAGATTAAAATATGAAAATAAAATAAAAGAAAAAAATAGTGATTTATTTAATGATAATGAATCTATTAATGAATGGACTAATACTATTATTGATTTAGTAAATAAATAATATTCTTATATTTAAATATATATTAATATATTAATATATATTAATATGTCTAATTTTATATATAAAAAAAATATAATAATAGGTTGCGGCCCTGCTGGATTACAATTAGGCTATTATTTTAATAAAATAAATGAAGATTATATAATTTTAGAAAAATCAAAAATAGCAGGATCTTTTTTTAATAAATTTCCACATTCAGATGAATTAATATCAATTAATAAAGTATATACTGGTAAAAGTGTTGATGATTTTAATTTAAGACATGATTGGAATTCATTATTAAATAATAATTTTAATTATGAATTTAATATTAAAAATAAAGATATTGATATTAAAAATAAAGATATAGATAATGATATTGATATTAAAAATAAAGATATAGATAATGATAAAGATATTGATATTAAAAATAAAGATATAGATAATGATATTGATATTAAAAATAAAGATATAGATAATGATATAGATAATAAAGATATTGATATTAAAAATAAAGATATAGATAATGATAATTTAAAAAATAAATCACAATTAATTATTAGTAAATCAATAAAAATGAAAGATATTACAGAAAAATATTTTCCATTAAGACATGATATGGTAACATATTTAAATTTATTTTGTAAAGAATATAATATTAATGTTAAATATAATGTTAATGTATTAGATATAGAAAAAAAAGATAATATTTTTATTATTAAATGTGATAATGAAATATGGACATGTGAAAAATTAATTATTGCAACAGGATTATCTAAACCAAATATTCCTAAAAATATTATAAATTGTGAAAAATATATAAAACATTATAATAATTATTCAAAAAATTATTTTTTAGATTTAAAAAATTTAAATAAATATAAAAATAAAAAAGTATTAATTTTAGGTAATGGAAATTCTGCATTTGAATTAGCTAATATATTAAATAATTATTGTGCTAATATAATTATAATTGGTAAACATAAAGTAAACCATGCATTTATATCACATTATGCAGGTGATTTAAGAAGTAAATATTTATCATTTCATGATACTTTTTTATTAAAAAGTCAAAATGGAATTGATTTTAATTTGTGTGATTGTTGTGAGTATATAGTAATAGAAAATGAAGAAAATAATAAAAAAAATTATAGTATTGGTAAATTTATAGATAATATTATTTATGATCTATATGAAGATATAGATTTTTTTGATGAAATAATTAATTGTACAGGATGGAAATTTAATAATGATATTTTTAATAATAGTAATAAACCATTATTAGATAAAAATAATAAATATCCACAAATGACATCTAAATATGAAAGTATTAATATATCAAATTTATATTTTATAGGTGCTTTAATGCATGTTTTTGATAAAAAAAAAAGTTCTGGTGGTTTTATACATGGTTTTAGATATTTAATTAATAATTTTATTAAAATTAATTATACTAATTTTAATTGTTTAATATTTAATAAAATATCTTCTTTAGCACTACATTTTATAAAAAGAATAAATAATTCATCATCATTATATCAAATGTTTGGTCAATTATGTGATTTTTTTTATATAGAAAAATTAGTTGATAGTAATGGTAATATTAATGGAACTAAATATATTTATTATGAACATGTACCAATTTCATATTTATTTTCATCTAAAAATAATAAAATTTTGATTCCAAATACATATATATATATAATTACTTTAGAATATGGTGATACAAAACCAGATATTGTTGATTTTATTAATAAATTATCTAATATTGGTTCTGAAAATTTATCATTATTTTTACATCCAATAATACGTATTTTTAATAATTTTAATAATAAATTTATATATAATTTAAATAGTCCATATTTTATTAGTTTACCTAATAATTATCTTAATATAGAAGAACTTGTAGATATTCATCATTTTGATGAAAATATAATAGCTGAATTTACTTCAAAAAAAATATATTTTGATAAATTTATTAGATTAATAAAATCATATTATTAATCAATAAAATCAATAGTTATTATGTCATTTGATAAAATTAATTTTTTATTTAATAAATTTAAATTATTATTAATAAAATCTTCATCATTAACTTTATTTTTATTTTTATATTTATATTTAATTAAATATTCTAACATTAAATTTAAATTATTATAATTTGCAGTTATTTCATATTGTTCATTATTTAAAATATTAAATAAAAAATATTTTGTTTGTTTGATAGAATTATAAACTGATTCATTAATAAACATATATATTCCTAATTGTAAAAAATGTTCTTCTTTTATTTCTTGACAACATTTAAATTCATACATATTATTATTATCAATACAATCAATATAACCATTAATATCTATTCCTAAATATTTATATTTAATATATTTCTCAAAAATTGCATTATTTGTAATATTTAATTTTGTTAATCGATTAAGTGATTCATTTAAATTAGATTTAGATATCCAATTATATGTAGAAATTTGTAAGGATTTAAATATATATCCATTTTTATATGAATTCCAAATATTTGATAACTTAATATAATCTTTTTTTTTATCTAATTTTAAAATATTAATATTTAATCTTTTTTGAATATCTTCTAATAATTTTTTATTATGTAATGTTTTATTTTCTAATATATCTTTTAAATTATTATATATACTACTATTATTTTTTAATGAATATTCAAAATATAAAGGTATTGCTATACCTGTTATTTCTGATATAGATTCAGACCCATGTGTTTCTTCAATTTTAATAGGAATATCTATTAAACTATCTTTATTATTTATTTTAATAATATTTAAATATGTTAAACATTTTAATATTATTTCTAATGGTAAATGTTTACATAAATCAGTTACACCAGTTTTAATATCTTTATCAGTTTTATTAATATTATTAATATTTTCATATTTATTAAAAATAGTAAAATTTTGTAATTTTTTTAAATTTAAAAATGGTAAATAATCATTTTCACAATGATGTATTAAACTTAATCTTTCAGAGCCTCTAGTTGTTGCTACATATAATTCGTTAGGACATATATAAGGATTATTATCTTTTTTATAATATTTAAAATATGAATTATCAAAATTAAATATTATAATTACAGGTCTTTCTAATCCTTTTGATTGATGGAAAGTTGAAAATACCATTTTATTTTCTAAAATAGTATTATCTAATTTTTCATTATCATTTGTAGGTACATAAATATTTATATTTTTATATTTTAATTTAATATTATTTTCTAATATTTTAACTGGTGATATATTATCACCTTTAACACTTAGTGAAGGTGCTAAAATAAAAAAATCTTGTGGCTTATAACCTAAATTTAAATAATATTCAACTTCTTTTAATGTTTGTGAATTTATTTTATTAAAACTATTACATATTATATATCTTGGTTTATTAGATGTAATTTTTGTTGAATTTATTCTATTATTATTTAACATACAATTATTTATAAATAATGACATTTCATGTGTGATTCTAAAAGATGTTGATAAATTTAATTTTTTCCATGGATTATTATTATAATTAAATAATTTATCAGCATATAAAATATAACGTTCATCAGATTGATTAAAATCATATATTGATTGATTTACATCACCTAATAATATAATATTAATATTTTTAATAATATTATCATTATATATTTTATATATTAATTTATAATATAAAGGTGAAATATCTTGTGCTTCATCTAATATTATTAAATCATAATTAAAATTTAATTTACATTTATTATTATTATTAATAATATCTATGATTAATTTATCTGTAAATCCATTTTGACTATCATAATATTTTACACAAAATGAATGATAACTAAAAACATTTAAATTATTAATATTATATTTTTTAATTTTTTCTTTTGTTTCTAATTTTAATTTAGAATTATATGTTAATAATAATATATTTTTATTTATATTACTTTGTGCAATATATAAATTTGTTGTTGTTTTACCTGATCCTGCAACACTATCAATAATTATATTATTTTCTAAACATTTAATAATTTCTAATTGTTCATTTGTTGGATTTGGTAATTCATTAGTTTGTTTCATTACTAATGAATTATATTTTTTATTTTTTAAATATATATAAATTATTTTTATTTTTTTTAAAAATAATTTATTTATATCACATATATTTTATTTTTTATAATAAAATAATTTTAATATATTTTCAATATTTGTATAATTATATATTAATAATATTTTTTTAAAATAATAATTATATATTGTATTATTTAATATTAATAATTTATTTTGAATTGATAATTTTTTAATAAAATTATATAATATATTATATATTTCTTTTTTTATATTATAATTTTTTAATTTATTTTTATTATTTATAATAATAATATACCATTTTGTTTTATTTAAATTAATTGGGGTCATATTAATATTAATAATAATATTTTTATATTTTTGTTTTTGTAAATCTAATGGTGTATATATTTTATACCACATTGTTGAGGGGTAATTATAATATAAATAATTATCTGATAATTTTATTTTTTTATTATAATTTATATTTAAATATTCAAATGTTTTATTATATATATTAATATTCATATTATTAATTATACAATCTATAATATTAGCATTTATATCTAATTCAATAGGTAATAAATTATAATTTTTATCATTATAAAAAGGTAAATATGGTGGTAATTTTTTTAAAGGTTTATAACTCCACCATAATCTATCTTGATAAAATAATGTTGTTCCATATATATTTTGTTCTACATATTCTAAATTATATTTAATTGATAATATATTTAAATATATTTCATAATTCATTTTATTAATACATTTTAATGGATTCAATATAATAGTTGTTAATGGATTTAATGTATTATTAGTATCATTTTTAAAATGTGTTATAATTTGTAATGATCCAATATTAAAATGATAAGGTTTAGATTTATCTATATTATTATTAAATCCAATACAATGCCATTCATTATATAATGAAGGTAATATATGAATATTAGATAAGTCATTAGTAGATCTTGATAATTTTAAATTAAATGAATATGATAAAATTATATTTATTATTAAAATATAATATTTTAACATTATAATAAATAAATAAAATTTATCTTTATATTAAAAAAATATTTTTTTTTATTTTCAATAATAATTATATATGATATATTTTATTAATAATATAAATGATTTTAAAAAAATATTAAAAAATGATATTCCTATTATTGTAAATTTTTATGCTGTATGGTGTGATGATTGTTTAAAAATAAATAATTATATTAATAATAATTATTTAAATATTGAATATAAAAATTTATTATTTATAAATATTGATATTGATAAATCAATAGATATTAGAGATTATGCTAATATTAATTCAGTTCCTACAATACAAATTTATAATAATTATAAATTTGTATGTGAATATATTGGATCCTGTGAAATACAAGTTAAATATATGTTATCTTATGCTATAAGTTTATATTCAAAAAAATTATTATATAATGAAATTAGTGAATTATAATCTATGTTAAAACTCTTGGTTGATGAATTAATGTATTATTTAATTTTGAACGAATTATTTCTGGTTTATTATTTCTAATTTGTAATATTTGTGGTGTTCTTGATAATAAATATTGTATTTTATTTTTTTCTGATAATTGTGAATATTGTAATAATTGTGAATCATCAAATCCACGTGATGAACCAACATCAACTTTATATATATGACTATCGCTCGCATCTTTATCTTTATCACATTCCATACTAATACCAAAAACAATTTGTTTATCTAAATTAGCATATCCTCTATGTTTTATATCATATTTTGTTTTATCTATTAATTTTGTATTATCTATTGTATATGATTGTTTAAAAAAATCATCATTAAAATGATCTTCATATAAGTCACCTGGTGACTCATTTTTTTTAATTTGTTCTTTTAGTCCAGATAACTCATAATATTTTTTATAATGTTCATCTTTTATTGTTAATTTATTAGGTAAATATGTTGTATCTTTTATAATTTCTAATTGTGGTCCTAATATTTCTTTAATTTCATCTTGTTCTATAACATGACTAAATGTTGTATTTGGTTGATTATATACTGTTGAAAAATATTGTGGACAATGACCTATAATTATTCTTAAATCATCAATATTATCATTAAATAAATTATTTCCTTTTAATGTATGAAAAATATTTTTAATATTTTTACAAAATAAATCATTATCTTTAATTCTACTTTCTATTAAATCACTACTACCAAATGTTCTTTGCCATAAAGGACTATCATTATCTATTCCAATAGTATTATATATAGTAATAAGATTATTAATAATAATATTTTTAATTATATTTGAACTATATAATAAATTAGAATCAAAATTAATTATATAATTAATATAATTATAATCTTCAAATGTCATTTTATTTAAATAAGGTTTTTCAGAATGTTTATTAATTAATTCACCATGAATAAATAAATTATTATTTATTTTAAAAAGTAAATATATACCATCTTCAATTAATAATTTATATCCTTCACCACCTATTTTAAAACTATCAAATCTATTTTGTTGTTTATAATAATTTTTAACTAAAAATGTTTCATTATATCCATATCTTCTTATAAAATTTTGATAATTATCTGATAATATATTATATATTTCATGATTTCCAAACATTTTTATTATTCTACCACCATATTTTTTTGCTTGTTTATTTAAACTATTTAAAAATTTAAATAATTTAATTTCAATTTGTGGGTATTCATTCATACCATAATTTTTTTCTTCTATAGTTTTAAATTTTCCAGAAATAGAAATTATAATATTTTTTTTAACTGTAATATCATTATTCTCCCGTTTTGCATCTAAAAAATCGCCAACTATAACTATATGTGTATCATTTCCACACCATTCATAATTTAAATCATCTGTATAATTATAATCATTTGATGAAATATCAATTAATAATAATTCATCCAAGTTAGAATCAATAGTTTTATTATTAAAACTAAAACCTTCTTTTTTTTTAATAACATTTCCACAATCTCTTAATGCAATAATTAAACTTTGTATATCACCATGAATATCTGATAATGTTATAATTTTTATTTCATTACTAATATTTAATTCAGATATATTATCAATATATTGATTCATTATATATAATATTATATATTTTATTTAATTTTTTTTAAATTATCTAAAAATATATTAATATCTTTTTCAGTATTTAATTGTTTTATTTTTATAATTTTATTATTATTAATTTTGTTTAAAAATAATTTTAATAAATATTTTAATAGTATATCATATAAATATATTAATGGTAATAATATTATTATTTTTATATAATAATGAAATTGTATATTTAAATAATTATAGTTTTGTAAAAATAAATTAATTAATGGTAAATTAATTAATGGTAAATTAATTAATGGTAAATTAATTAATGGTAAATTAATTAATGGTAAATTAATTAATGGTAAATTAATTAATGATAATTTTTTAAATAAAATTATAAATGGATTATTAATTTTAAAAATATTAAATTTAAAACATATATAACATATTAATATTTTAAAAGTTATTTCAAAATTATAATATATATATATTAATATTAATATAATTATATGTATTAATTCCATTAATATATTATATTAAAATAGTTTTTAATTAATTTAAAAATAAATCATATATTAATTTATTAATATTATCTTTAAAAAATAATTTTTTTTCAATAAAATTATTTTTATTTAAATATTTAATTTGTAAATAATTATAACTTTTTATATTATTTTTTAATAATATAAATTTTAATGGTATATATGAATTATAATATTTTATATTATTACTTACATCATATTGTTCCATACAAATATTAGAATTCAATGATGCATTATATATATTTTTTTCAGTATTTGTTACTATTTTATTAAATGGAGTATTCATTTTAACTTCATAAAATACAAAATTATATATATAAGGTAATATTTTATATTTATTTATACCTGTTATATTATAAATATTATCATAACTATATATAAATTTAATATTTATAAAATAATTAATTATTTTATAAACAAATAAAGGAATTATTTTTAAGGAATAAAATAAAAAATAATTATTATCTACTTCAATATAAGTATTATTGTATATAATACAATTAATATTTACAAAAAAATTAGAAATAAAAAAATTTCTAATTTTAATTTGTTGATTTTTTGATAACATTATTATAATATAAATAAACTTTTTTTTATATTATTTAATATATATTTAAAAAACAATTTATATATATAAATTATATTATGATATTAAATTATAATTGGAATATATGGTATCATCATGAAAAAGATAATTGGACATTATCAGGATATAAAAATATATATAATATAAAAACAATAATAGATTTTTGGAAATTTTATAATAATTGGGATAAAGTTGGAGGTATTACAAATAAACATTTTTTTTTAATGCGTGAAAATATAACACCTATTTGGGAAGATATAAAAAATATAAATGGTGGTTGTTGGTCATTTAAAATATATGAAGATCAAGCAGATGAATTATGGAATGATTTATCAATATATTTATTAACAAATAATTTATGTCCTACAATTTATAATGAAATTGTAGGATTATCTATATGTTTAAAAAAAAATAATAATGTTGTAATTAAAATATGGAATACTAATTCTAAAAATAATAGTTTAAAATTAATAAATGAAGTAATTTTAAAAAAATGGGGAACAGATGTTATTTATATAGCACATACACCAACTTAAAATATTAATTTTCTTGCTACTTTTTTATGTATAATAATATTAAAATATAAATCTATATCATCATCTGAATATACTTTTTTTAATTTATTTAAAAAATAATTTATATTATCATTATATTTTAAATAAAAATTTTCTATTTCTTCTTGTGAAAAATTATTATTTAATTCAATATTAATTTTTTGAGTTATTTTATAATATAATTTTGCTATTAATATAAATTTTTTAATATTTTTATTATAATTTTTTATTTTTAATAATAAATTATTAAATAAGTTATGCCAATTATTCATGTCAATTACTAATTCAACTAATGATTCCATTTATTATTAATATATAATTAATAATATTATAATTATTAATTATCAATTTTTTTTATTAATAAACTACAAGGTAGTTTATATAAAGAATAATTGAGTTTTCCAATTTTTTTTTATTAATAAACTACAAGGTAGTTTATATAAAGAATAATTGAGTTTTCCAATTTTTTTATATAAAGAATAATTGAGTTTTCCAATTTTTTTATATAAAGAATAATTGAGTTTTCCAATTTTTTTTTATTAAAGAAAAATTGAGTTTTCCAATTTTTTTTTTATTAATAAACTACCTAGATAATTGTTATAAAGAATAATTGAGTTTTCCAATTTTTTTTTTATTAATAAACTTTCTATATAATTATATAAGTTACAATAACTGATTAATTAATTTTTGTAGGTGATAATACTAATTTTATTTCTCCTAATGCTGCTATTTGATATGTTACAATAATTGGATAATCATTTTTTAAATATAAAATTACTTGATTACATAAATTAGTACATTTAGTAAATATTAATAAAAATTTTAATTCAAATAATCCTTGAACAATTTCATTAGTATTATTAGTTGTGGATGTAATAGATAAACCACCATTAGTTTCACCAACTTCAAACTCTACATTTCCTATTTCGCCTTTACCAGAAAAAAATAATTTATTTGACGTTGCTTTAATTTCAATTTTATCTGTTGATGAAGACATATCTTTACAATATTTATGAAAATCTTGAGATGGTATATTAATTAAATATGGAAATTGTATTGGTGCAATTTCATATGTTTCTTCTTCTATATCCATTAAATTTAACTTAAATGTTTTTTTTTCTTTTTTTTCATTAGATTCTAATATAATAATTAATTTATTAATATCATCATCATCAACTAACCAAGTCATTGTATCAAAATGAGACATACATTTTAAACATTTTAATAAATTACTAATATCAATACCTAAAGTTAATTTTTTTTTATGATAATTATATTTATATACATCAAATTTATCGGCATCTAATCTCATATAAACTAATATTTTTCCTGTTTTATTAACTTCTTTTAAAATTACTCCTCCAATTGTACTTTTATATTCATTAGATTCTGATTCATTATTTTCAGAATTTTCAATATTATAAGGAAAAAAATCAAAATTAGCATCAGTTAATAGAGAATTAATAGCATCTATTACTATTTTTATTGCTGATGATTGAGTTGTTTTTAATTCTAAGATATAAACCATATATTTATTATTATTATTAATAATAATAATCTTTAAAATATTTTTTATTTTTTAAATTAATTATATTTTTAAAAAAAAATTATATAAAAAATATATAATATATCTATAAAAAATATCTATATATTTATAATATAAATGGTAAATACGTATAATTTAATTAATCCTCATATTGAAGGATTATTTGAAACAAAAATAAAAGCTAAAAATTCTCAAGAAGCTGCAACAATGCTTTATACACAATTAAGTGACCATATTAATAATTCACTACCCAATTTTTATTTTACAATTCAAAAAGGCAGTTCTGGAACTGGACCATTATATAGTTTTAATGTTGAAGAAACTAAAAATGATAATCAAGTTAATTTTTCTTTAAAACCAGTAAATGATACAATTAATTTAGATAATTTTAAATCTAAATTAGATAATTTTAAATCTAAAATGAAAAATAATTTAAAGGGTGGAAAATCTAAACATTCTAAACATTCTAAAAAATCTAAAAAATCTAAAAAATCTAAAAAATCTAAAGATGAATCATCTGATTCATCGTCTGACTCTTCATCGTCAGACGAAGTGTATAAAAAATCAAGTCATTATATTAATAATTTAAATGTACCTATTTATTATTGGTGGTATTATCCTTATTTATATAATACTGATTCAATATATATTCCTACATTTTATTCTTATATTACACCTTATATTGAATTAAGTTTAATAATTTAAATATTTAAAAATATAATATATATTATATAAATGAAATTTAATCAAAGTGATTTTTATAATTATGATGAAAATACTATTTTACCATCATATATAATTTTAGAACATAAAATACTTGATGATTTAGAAAATACTGATTTAAATATACAACTAGATGTATCAAATATTATTGCCCCATATTCAGATAATATAACTTTTAATATTAAAACAGATTTAAAAACAATAAAAATAACAGGTCGTTTTACTATTGAAAATAAAATAGATGATAATAATATTAATTATTATCATATTAAATATAAATTATTTAATTTTATAAATAATAATATAATCAATTAATTAATTTTTTTAAAAACATAAAATCGAAATAAACTATTCCAATAAAAACTTTCTTTATCAACACCTTTTAAATCTGCATAAAATTCTGCAACTTCTTTATAAAATTTTAAATTTTTAGGATTAGATTCATAATTAATAATATTATGAATCCAATCTTTATTAAGATTATGAATATTAATAAATAATTCAGATTCAACTAATACACAATTTGCTTTTTCCATTGATTTAATTAATAATTTAGGCGATATTAAATATTCTGTATTATATTTATCTTCTTGATTAATCCATGCCATATGAATATCTAATGCATTTCCTATATCTTCATTATATTCACCTTCAAATTTTTTAATAATTTCAAAATATTTACTACGTTGTCCATTTTCATTAGTATAATAAGATGTA